CCAGCAGCAGCAATACCACCACCAGCGTTAATTAGCCCACCAGCAATCTGTGCTCTTTGAGCTGCATTTTGTCTAGATGTCTCAGCCTCAACCTGTTGAGACGGATTAATCACACCAGATAATGATCTTTGATTCTCAATTCCCATAGTACCCATTTGATTATATAGGTTACCTAGATTGGCCGTTGCCTGTTGTTGCTCTTGTGCTCTAATTAGCGCTGCTTGACCACCAGTAGCCTGCTGAGTGTTGGCCATGTTTTGGTTAATCAATCTCTGAGCAAGACCTGTGTTAATTCCTTTTTGCGCAGCAATCTGACCAGCACCCATAGCAGCGTTTCTATCCATTGCATCTTTAAGCTGTAATGCTGCTACACTTGGCCCTTGGCCCTTTTGCTGAGCTTGCAACACTTGAGCAAGTTGATTCTGCTGACTAGTAACATTGCCTAAGTTTTGCTGTTGTTGCATTAATGCCTGAACAAGCTGTTGCTTCTGTTCTGGTGTTAACATTCCTTGATATTGATTGTTAAGCTCACCAGCATTTACAACACCACCAGTAATACCGCCTGCGACACCGCCGACAAGATTACCAAGAATGCCGCCACCCTGACCGATTACACTTGTTACACTGCTCATATTAAAGCTCCTTCAAAAAGGCTAATTGATTACCAATATATTTAAAACCGTTCTCTTTTGCCAAAGTGCAAATAGTCGTCTTATCACTACTTGCATATAGATACTTAAACCCAGCATCTCTTGCTTGCTTAATTAAATAAGCAGTAACCATCTGCATGGCCTGCTTTCTCGCATGGCGCTCTGCAAATGGATTAGAGATGTAATGCTCCATGTAGGCCATCTTTGAGTCTGTCTTATAGATAAAGCCACAAGCAATACCATCAACAATACCACCCACCTCTGGGATTACATCTCGTGGCAACGGATCAAGAGCGCGTGACTCCATCCATTCCACAATGAATTTATAGTCATCTTCCGTGTAAGCTCTAACCATATGATTGGCTCTCCGATACTTTGTTTAGTCCTCGCTTGATTCCAACCTCAAAACTTAAAGCAGACAAGCTTAATCCCTCACCGTAACTAGGCGACTGAGTGTCATATAAAGTAAACTGCATTGCCTCACACTTTTGACGAGATGGAAACAGCCTGTACTGATACGGCACACCACTTGGTGCACTGGCCACTGGTACTGTAATCGTCTGAGCCACAGTAGACACGAAGTCATAGGTTAACTCACAGTTTAGAGTATGAGGTGACTTGTAATCACCAACCAGCAGAGCTTTATAGATACGTTGAAAGCCCTGAATGCCTGCCATCTGTATCCATCCGGTTTGGATGTAAAGCTGAATAAATGCTCCATCATCTGTAAACACACTTGGGTTTTCTTTATAGATCTTACCGTTTGATTTAAGCCATGTGAACTGTCCGCCAAACTCGCATGAATCAACTGCAGAGATTGAATCAAACACAGACCATTGCCCTACATAGTAATCATAAACCAGCACAACACCATTGCTCATGGTAAACCTAACCTGGTTTAAGGTACTGATAAGCTTTGATGAGGTTACTGTATATGCATTGTATGCCTCTACGGCATCACCAACATAGTTAACACTTAAAGACCTATCCATTAGGTATATACCTTTAGATGATTGGAACATTAATCCAGCAGGTGTTCGCACGATTGACTTGTGGTTTGCACATCCTGCATCTGTTGTAACCAATTGGGCATCGATAAAATCATCATTAAAACCAGAAGGGCTAGGGCCGTCGCCAACCACACAGAACACTGAGTTTGCCTTGAATAACAATAGCTTTTCATCTATCACCCCAAGCCCTGTAATTGCCCCATCTCTTTGATCAATATTCTTAACGAAAGAAGCACTAAACTCAGCTACACCACCGGGCACTACTTGCTTAGAGAACCACCAAGTAAGCGGATGCTCACTGGGTATAGCAATAATCCTGTTTTTGTATGTAGTCATAATGTTGCTTGCAGGTAGTGGATCATTCTCAAGCACTCCGCCATCGGTATACAATACGTTGTTACCAACAAGGGCAGTGTCTGACATAGCATCGAAGTAATATGCAAAATCATTCGTGGTTACGTTCAGTAAAGGCAAAGTCACTGATGTTACTTGGTAGTAACGAGAGCCACCCGCCTCTGTTCTGTAGATTACACATCTAACATTAGACTTTTGTGTAAGCCTTAGTGTGGGGAAAGCTAGAAAGCTAGCTCCGACATTACTTACAGTTAGTGGCTGAGTTGTAACTGTACTAGTTGCATTAGCATCAAGAGTTGCATACCAGTTAGGAGCGCCAAAAGAATAAGATCTTGGAGCCGTAATAACCTTTGGAGTTCCAGTAAAGCCAGAGTTAGTTACCTTCTGTCCAACTTTAAGGGCAAATGATCCTGGAAAATAGACCAGGCAGTTATTGGTAGTAGATGCGAAGTTGGGGCTAACTGTTACAGTTGTTCCTACAATGTTAGTAACAGAGTGAACTGTTGTGCCCACTCTAATTGATGCGCCAACGCCTATTCTATCTAGATCAGTTGCTGAGATTGTGAAGGTATTAGTGCCAGAAGTGAAAGTAGCATAAACCCTGTTAATCAATACATATGGAGCTGATGCAATCGCACCAACTGATGTCGTAGGTATTAAAGCCATGCCACCCGGACCATAAGTAAAGCCAGTATACCCAGAGGTAACATTGATAGACGTACCGTTGCTTAAATTGTAAAGCTCCATGTCGTGTCTAAAGATCTGAGCAAAGTCAGGATCTACTAGTATCGATGTAGATTGAGGAGCGGTCTCTACTGCATAAAACTGCATATAAGGCATTGAGGTAAGGGATACATAAGGATAGCCACTAATTGTACTCGAGGCACTAGTTAGGTTCCTAGTTACTGTCGGTATCGTAGCACCAGAGCCAGTGGCATTTGCAGACATTTTAATAGCCCCAGTGTCGAGCCCTACAATGTAGGTGTTTGCTGGAATATTAGTCCCAGATATAGCCATCCCGATAGCTACATTATAAGCCGTTGGGTTGTACGATGTTGAAATAGTATCAGATCCTGCAGTTGATGTGGCCACTGGCAATACAACAGTTGATGATGCGGTCTTGCTATTGCCAGTACTAGGAGCTGATCTATGGATCTGACCTTGATTGTCCGTCCACTCATAACACACCTTGTATGAGTAAGATGATCCAACCTCTAATGAGCCAAGGCCAGTTTGAGGTCCTACATATACATTCTCAGGATATTGATGATATCCATGCTCAACAATGCTAGAGCCATCATACATTGAAAGCACACCGCCTGAGATGTGAAGGTTATTGGCGATGGCCTGATTAACCAAGGCTTGTCCAAAGTTAAACGTCATCGCCTGTATTGATGACTGGGCATAAGCAACGCCTGAGATTACGTTAAGATTCTCTTTATAAGCTCCTGCTATCATAAACACGTCACTTGATACTGTGTTTGATTCGCTGATGTGCTTACCAGCTTGTGGGTATGGGTTTGAATTGTCTTGAGTAGCTTTAGCCACCACAACCCCAGAGCTGTTGATTAAGAATAAGTTGGTTGCTCTTGTGAGTACCTTCCGGCCAGATAATAAGTGTCAGAGCCATAGGCAAATGGTTTACCACAGATGAACACCCCACGGTTTAGATATGCTGGTGTCCCCACCGTTCCAGTTCTTGTTAGAGTCATCTTGCGAACATAGCTAGTCTCTAAAGTGTTTGAGTCATAAGTCAGATTGGTCTGAGCAACCCCTGTCCAAAGGCCATAGCCTGAACCATTTGATGCATAGCCAGTAATATTAGTAAAGTTGTCTGCCACTGTCTCAATGCTAGTGGGTGCCAGCACTTGAGTAGAAAGAGTTGAGTTATACACGAAGTATCTAATGCCAAGGGTTGATCTAACGTAGTTAACCCATACCTCGTTAAGCACTGAGTCTGTATATACGGCAATGCCATAGTTTGCATCCTGTGCTGTTGCTGTGGTCTTAGCAGATAACGACAGAGCACTTGATAATGAATAAAGGCCAACACCAGAGCTTGAATCATATGCAATGTACATAGTTGATCCAAGTACTGCGATATCAAACACAAAGTAAGATGTAATGTCTGTAGCAATAGTAACAGCAGAACCAAGTGTGGTCGGTGTTGCTATGTTTATCGCTTTATACTTAAGCTTATTGTCTGAGTAGTCGATGTAAACGATAACGAAGTAAGAACCGATGGCTTTAACTTTAGCATAATATGCAGTTGTTGACACATCCACATTGTCCACAATCTTTTGCCCAGTTGATGAGTCAATAATCGTGTACTTAGCAGCACTTGTTGATGAATCACCATAAACAAAGCACTGAATGTTAGAGTTAATGGCACTGTCTGCATCTGATTGATTATAGTTATTAGCTACAATACTCTGATTAGCTACACCTACGGCAACTTTGCTTCCTTTAATATCCATCTTAGCTTCGCTAGCAGAGTATGAATAAACATTAGCACCATCGCAACCAACTAGTTCGTTGGCATATGGAGCAATCATATTGCCTGATGACATCTCACCAGACTGCGCAAGCCTGTCAAAGCCATAGCGCTTTTGAATTTTATTAATCGCCTTAAAGAACCCATTTTTAAGAACAAGTAGCTTACCTAAAGCAATCTGCTTAGGGTCTCGTTTAGTGTCTACACCCTTGTCGAAAGAAATGGATATGTTTTGCTTCTCTAAAGCCATTGATCACCTCAAAATACATAGATATCAACAACAACACCCGCGCTTGAAGTAAGCATAAGGGTTTTTTGGGGAGTTGTATTGCTATCTTGAGCATCATAGATTGAAGCGCTGGCCCTTTGTCTAACAATAAACCAGCCTTGCAGTTCTCTATCTAGCCCGTGATTAATTGAATTACTGCCAGATACTAACGTCACTTTGCTCAAGATATAACCGTCTACTTGAGGGTTCTTTAGAATTGGAGAGAGAGCATTAGCAATGTTGTCTTGTAACTGATTGACTACTCGATCAGTTGTTTGGACCTTGCTAAAGCTTCTCATTAAAATGCTCCTGCGCCGTAACCACTGCCAGAGCCTGTTGGCCACCATAGATCAGAAAACTGAGTTCTCCCACAGTTGCAGGATTACCAGCGTCTCTATTCTCAGCAGCATTCTCTATGCGCTTAATCAGCTCTGCCTTCTGTAAAGCAAACACCGTTACATCACTCTCTTGCTTAGCAAGTGCTTTAATACAAGCATCTACAATGATGTACTCAGTCCAGCCAGAGATACCATCAACAGTATCACCATCAGCAGACAGAGTTGTTAGCTTAGGTACATACCACACTCTGATTGTTTGACCTTGCCTGCAGGTGTTGGAGTTAGCCAAAGCTTATCGCCGTTTAAGCGATATCGCATGTTAGTTACGCCATAAAATGACTGAAAATTAGGGACAGCATAACGATTTCTATCAGAAAAATTAAATGGTCTGATGGTGACGAAAGAGTCGTTAGTGTTGCTAAGAGCCAGATCAACACCAAGAAGCTTGTAAAAATCAGTAGGGAGAGAAAAAAACTGATTACTTCCATCGGTACTGATTGTGTAAGGATTAGCGACATAATAATTGTCTCCATACTTCTGCACCAGTAAATCATACAGCTCAAAGTAGCTCTGATTAATATACGAAGTCAGCTCATATCGCTAATGAACTGATCGTTAACCATATCTGATCTTTGTCTGGCTGCTGTTCTAAGAGCCAATAGTGACATGGTTGTTGCCATGGTTCACCCCTATTCAGCTTCTGATTGTTCTTGCGCTTCGTCTTGCTCTTCATCCATTAGCTGGATCTGATGCCAGAAAGCCTTTAAAGCAGAGACTAAATCCATAGCAGACTTATCCTCGAATGCTTTGATCATATCTTCTGCAATAGCTTTTAGAGCTTCATCTTTATCATCAATGGCCTGCTCAGGCACAACATCCTGGCGGCTTTCACCACCACCAGGCTTCATTTTTGACAAGATGATTGAAACCGTCTTTTTGTTATCAGGTATAATCATCTTAAAACTCCTTAGTAAGCTGAGCTGTTTCCAACTACAATGTGTAAGATAAACTCTTCACCACTTGCAGGATCTGTTGCTGTGCCTGCAGAGTTTGAAAACTGAACAACAACTGTTGGCGTTGTCGCATTTGTTACAGCTTGAGATACAACAAAAAACTGAGGAGCAGCAGCAGCACCACCCGTACCGATAATGCTAACTTCACAACCTAAGAATTTGTAATAAGAGTCTTGCAAAGTAATTGTGTATTTACCTGCAGAGTTTCTTACCACTGTTGAAATACCTTTTGAGTTTGCTAACTACTTTAGTCGGAGCACCAGTGGCACCAACAGTAACATCGCAAAACAAATCAACTACGTTTTTTTCTAATGAATATCTGAACTGTTGAAAAAATCTATTAGCCATAATCATCCTTTCGATCGTCTTGATCGTGGGCGGTTATACAAACAGGCAGAGCCCCCTCACCCTGTAGGTGGAGACCCTAGAGGACGTTTTAAGTCCAATAGGGCCCCATTTTAATTAAGCAGACAATGAAACAACTGCATTCCATCCAGGAGCAGCACATGCCAATTGGTAGTATGCACCAACGCGCAACTCACCAGCATCAGCATTAGATACCCGCAACATCTCTAGGCCATCGCCGTATTTCAAGATTTGAGGAGCATCACCTAATGACATAAGTCTCCAAGTGTCCATTTGTAACATGTACATACGAGCAGCTTGGCAATTTCTGTCTGGGAAGATGTCTACAACACTGTTAGCGCCGTTTACTGCAATACCACGGAACGCGATATCAGCAGGTCCTTTTGCGTTAACGTATTGAACCTTAGCACCCAATGCTTTTTCAAGAGCAGAGTAAGATGCAAAGTTAGTGATACCTTTTCCTACTTTACCACCCTCACGAGCAACCAAAGCAGTAGCATCAATCATCGCTTCCTCGATAGACTGAGCAGAACCATCGTAACGAACACCAGCAAGACGAACAGAGTCAACTGAGCGGTCTACACCAAAGAAGTTATCGCCACCAGTAGGTGCAGTAGTAGGCAACCAAGCAGCTAAACCTTTAGGTTTCAAGTTAACGTCACCTTGGATTAGCAAGTAGTCATTAGTAGTCCAACCAGATGGAGTAGCAGCAGAGCCACCCAAGCCAGATGAAGCAACTGTAACAGTTCCAGCAGAACGGTTTACAGCGATAACGTAACCAAGAGCAGCACGAGGAGTACCACCATCAGTAGCATTAGCTTGCAAAACCATGTTCACTTCAAACTGAACCACATCTAGAGCAGAGCTAAGAGTGATAACACCAGTAGAGATAGAACCGATTTGTCCGATAGAACCAGTACCACTTCTGAAAATACCAGATGCGATTTGGTTAGTAGCAGAGCGAAGAGCTGAATCGATTACCAATTTAGCACCCTCTAAGAAAGCCATTTTGTCAGTCTTAGAAGCAAGCATAGTTTGGTTATCGATAGTAGCAATTGAGTACTGACTTACGCGAGTAAGTAAGAACGATTGCAACTGAGCAGCTGATTGATTGGTCTGTGCTGTTGAGAAAGTAGCAGAGATACCTTGATTGTTACCAGTGATGATCGGTTGTGGATAGTATTTACCACCGAACTCTGTGAACTTAGGTAACATTGCAAACAAAGGGTTGTCAGCATAGACCATGTTGTTGATGACTTGACCTGAATAAAGCTCTTTAAGAGCTGCATTCATGGCCGTTAAATCCATATAAGCAGATACTGCCATAATAATACTCCATGTTAATTGGTTTGATGTTTGTTTATTTTGTTCGCAATAACTGGTGCGAGTATTATCTAACTTCGTTTAGGCTTTACCCATACCTACCGGGAATTTATCACTTCTTAAGTTACTTACAGTTTACACCACACATCATTTCGTCAATTACCCAGCGCAGCAAGTGCTCTTTTAATTCGGTCCTGTTCTGTTGAGGACGAAAGGCCAGATACTGTCTGAGACATTGTGTTATTAAGTGTTGGGCTAGCTGATGATTTGGCCCTTTGAAAGCCATCTTCTTCAGTAGCTGCTGGTTTTGGCGCAAGCTTTGATTGGATCTTTTTAAATGAGGTAACCTTCATGGCTTCGCTTTCAAAATGATCTTCAACGAGCTTTGCGGCTTCTTCCATGCTCATTACTTTCTCGGTCTGTGCAAAGTGAGCTTCAATTACATCGTAGATTAGGTCTACTGAGTTTGGATAGTTATTGCACAGCTCAAAGTCATCAGGCTTAGCGGTTAAAAAGCTAGAGATATTGTCTTTAAAAGTAGAGATGGTTTCTTGCACTCGTTGCTCTTCCTGAGCTTTAAGTGAAGCCTCACGCTCTTGTTCTTTCTTAAGTATCTCTTCACGAAGCTTCTGCATCTCAGTCTTAATAGATGAGGTCTCCATCTCAGCCGTTGGCTTATTGCCATTAAGGATGAAGTTAGTTAACTCTTCATAGGTCAACCCTGCTTCTTCAAGGAATTTTAGAGGATTGGTTTTAGCTTGCTCTTTAAGTGACTTAAACTTGTTAATCTCTTCATATTTTGAATCGATATCTAGCTTGCTTTTCTGTAGTTCTTCTCGTTGCTTTTGCAATGCTTTTTCACGCTTAGCTAGGATGGCAAGCTGTGGTGATGCTAGCTCTCTTGCAGGTGTCTTGGCTTGCGGATTGGTTTGGGTCCCCTGGTCCGCTGAGATAGCTTCTTGTGGTACTTCTTGGGTTGTAACTGCGTTTTCTGTAACTGCTTCTTGCATGGTAGCCCTTCCGTGGGCTCGTGGCCCATCCTTGGTTTTTCATTAAACTAAAATTGATCCATTAGCATCGTATAGGACCGCTTTACCTTGAGCCTTTTTACGATGTTCTATTTCTCTTTGAGTTGGTGCCCAGTAACGAGGTGCTGGATAGTCACTAATCCACACCTTGTATACTAGACCACTGGTTAAACGGTTCTCAGATACTCGCTTGCGTAGTAACTGATCTTTCATAATATTAGGTATCTCTGTGGTGCGTTTTAACATCTCCTCAATGGTTGAACCGTAATCTGGGTTAAGTGT